CACTTGTATATCCTTTTTGTGCTTCAAAAAGAACTTGACGAACTGCGGCAGCAGAACGCACATTCATTTCAATAGTTACTTTACTCACAGGTCTCCCTCCACACGATTCTCACTACGATAAACATCAAAGGCACCCTCAGGATAACGAGCACTCAGTTTTTCAAAGTTCATCTGAAGGATTTCGTCAAAGGTGGTATCAAGTGCCATACATGCTTGAGCGATATACCAACAAATGTCCCCAAGTTCACGTTTCAAGTGAAATGCGTTTTCTTCATTATATGATTTACCTTGAAGGAAAATCTTTTTAACAATTTCAGTAAATTCACCTGCTTCTGCACTCATACCAAGAGCAGCAGTAAGAAGACGAGGAACATCAGCATCAGCAGATGTATCAAGTTCAGTCAAACGAGACAACAATGCTGCAAGATGAGTGCTTGCAGGACTTGTAGTTTGACGAACAAAATCAAGATATTTGTCAGTGTCAATTTGTTGAGTCATACTTTTACAGGTTCTAATTCGCTTTCAGGTAGTTTATGTTGATGGTGTTTAAGTTTTTGCAAAGGTTGTTTTTTAACAGGAACAATTTCAGTCGTTGGTAATGTTTTTGGTATTTGAATATCAACTACTTGTCCCATTAGAAATCTATTTCGAGTAATGGTTCTATTATGAGGATCAAACGATACCATCATTAAAGCATCAAATTCATCAGCACAGTCGCAGATCTTTTTACCAGTCTTTGTTTCTATTACAGAGAAGTAATCATCAGTTTGATACTTCAAAACTTAAACCCCTCAAATGATTTTTTTGGTTTCTTTTCTTCATAATCATACTCTTCTTCTTTTCCATTGTCAACTATGTCATTTTGAGCTGACTGTTCGCAATCATAGAGTCGCATCTTTGCACGATCAATACCAACAACAAATCGTTTGTGAATCGTAGGATCGTTATAACGGTTTTTAAGTTGCTTCACAAGTATCTGTCCCAACCCCTCCAACTCTTCAGTACTAATAAGGGCAAACATAAGATCAGCAGTAGCAGGAAGACCAAAGGACTCAGAAGTATCAGTAAGTTCAACATCAGAAGAACCATAACCTGAACGAGTGGTCTGAGTAGCGGAGACAATCGGGAGGTTAAACTCAACGGCGAGTCCCCTAAGTTCCTCAGCAATTGCCTTGACAAAAGTATAAGAATTGATGTTACTGTTTCCGCGATACCTACTGGAAGAACAAATATTAAGGTAATCAATAAAAATAATATCAGGTCTAAATGACTTCTTAAGTGCAAGTTCATTAAGAAGTGACTTAAAGTGCCCTGCATGAGCTGACGCAGTGGGGTATTCTTTAATTATAAGAGTTCCCTGTGTTTTCTTTGATAAATTTGTAACCTTGTTCTCAAACATTTGCTTAGGTAATTCTGCAATATCCTGAATGTTAACATTCAAAAGATTTGCATCAATTCGTTCAGCAATTCGTTCCTCCGCCATTTCAAGAGTGATGTAGAGAACGTTCCTACCTTGCAGTAAGACGGAACTAGCCACATGACACATGAATAGCGATTTCCCAACACCCGTCCCAGCGAGAGCGATATTGAGAGTCTTATTAGGGAGACCACCTTTCGTAATTTTATTGAAGTATTCAAGGTCAAATTCAATTTTCTCTTCCTTTCTATGGTAAGATTCATATCGTGATTCATAATCTAACAGGTAATCGTGTCCGATGTGAGTATCAAAAGATACTGCAAGAGCATCTGATAAAATACTAGGAATGCTATCGCGGTTTTTCTTTTCGTCTTTACCATCTGCAATATGAATGGATTCCATCAAAGCAAGATAGATAGCACGATCACGACACCACTTTTCAGTGGTATCAACTAACCACTTAAATTCGGATGGTTCATCATCCAAATAACTAATCAGTTGAGTAATTTCTTTGAAAGAAGTGTCATTAATATCTTGACGCTTTTCTACTTCAATACAAAGAACCTCTTTCGTTGCAGGTTCATTATATTCCTGAATGAATTTTAAGATTTCTTCAAATACAACTTTCTGATTTGTATCTGCAAAATATTCCCCTTTAATAAAAGGAATGACTTTGCGAACATAGTCTTCATTATGAAGAAGATTGCGAAGAATTAGAAACTCAACTTTATCCATGGGGCATATCAAATACAAATGTTATTCTTGTCTCATCACCGATATTCACGGTGCCGTGAGGTAGTTTATTATTAAACCATAAAAGTGTTCCAGGTTCTACAATCACACTATCAGTTCCACAAAAATACTGATATCTCCCAAGAACAGAAAGATGATATCGGTCTCTTGTTAGATAGTAGGTTCCTTCATCAATATGAGCTCCTACTATTTCATCAACAGGAAGTGAAAGAAATCCACAACGATGTAGTTCTCTATTTCCAAAATGCTTGCGTATAATCTTTCGGATTTCGCTGTGATGTTCGTATGCTGGGGTTTTGATACTGATCTCAGAATTCCCAACAAAGTCTTCTTTACTTTTGACTCCACCCATTATAAGTTGAAGAGCACTTACTGGCAAGTCAGCGAATCCTCTATCAACTAAAGACTGAGAATCTTTCAGATGTTTCTGATGATCCCAGTCCTGTGGATACTTTTTAAGTTGATCTACAACTTTAGATACATTGATTTCAGTTTTTAGAACCTTTATCACGACCCGTAACTAAACTCTTCTCTTGCAATCGCATCAAGTTTCTGCATTACTTCTTCAGTAAAGTATTCTTCAGGATTAGCAAGAATTTGTTTTGCATAGATCTTCTTACCATCCATCTCATAGCGTCCTGCTACATTCTTCCAGAGTCCACCAATCTCACCAAGTTCCAAAAGACCGTAGTAACGATCAAGACCGCGCTCATCATAATACAAACGGACTTCAACATTCTTATTCTCCTTACTTAAACGCGACTTAGCAGTCTTAGCCTTGATAATATTTCCGACCACTTCTGTTCCATCTTTTTCTTTCTTTTTGCTAAGATAGATGATCGTACTTGCTGCGTACTTGAGTCCAGAACCTCCGCCCATTTCTTTCGTTGGTACATAAGCTCCGATGACATCGTATGTATGATTCGTGACAATGAGCGGGACATTTGCTTGACCTAGTTTAAGGGTTAACATTCTAAATGCACCTTTAATGAGTTGGGATTTAGTCATATCCCTAACTTCTTTTTCATTAAGCGCATCATTAATTTCTTTACTTGTAGAAAGCATACCCAAAGAATCCAAAACAAACATACAAGGTTTGCGATCTTCTACTGGCGCTTTCAAGTATATATCTACGGCTTTGAGTGCCTTTGTACGAAACTCTTCAATAGTAACAACGTTAACAACAACCAGACGAGTAGTATCAATTCCACGAGATTCAATTAATGATTTGGTAATAGCGGCTTCAGTATCAAAGTAGAGACAATAACCATCGGGGTTAGAATCAAGAAAATTCTTAACCACAGCGAGAGAGAAGAAAGTTTTTCCAGTAGAAGACTCTCCAGCAATAGCAGTAATCTTATTCCCAGATACACCACCAAATACACTACCTGAAACCAGTGCATTAAAAATGTATGAACCCGTATCAACATAAGTTTCAGTTTCGTCAATATCAGATGCTAACTTAGTAAAGTCATCACCGATCTCTTTTACAATATCTTTAAGAAAGTCCATAAATCACTCGAAAATATAATGTGGATTTTTAGATTTAAAAGTATCTACCTGCTCTTCAGTTTTAAAGAACTTAAAGAGAGTTGTGTTTGGATATTCTTTAAGTTGGTATTTAACTTTAATCATCACGCTACCATCCCGTATTCTTCACGAAGTATCTTTTTATAAGGCAAACCTTGTTCTCTAAGTTCTTTTACTAGTTTAAGTTTTTGATAAAGTGCAACATCTCCACCAAGATGCATAGCACTTACAATAGTATTCAATTCTTCATCGTTAATAGGTAAGTCCATCAAGCAAAAAATGATTCAAGGTTTACAGTTTTTTCTACATTCCACCCAATAGCATCAAGGATAATCTTGAGTGGTTCTAGAAATGCTTTCTCAAATTGTAAGTCATAATCTATGTATTTGTCAAGGTCAAGTTCCTTTGGAAACTCTTGAATAAAAGAAATAATATTCTCATGAATACTATTTGGTTTTTTCAAATAGATAAACTTAATTTTTTCTCCATTCTGAATAAGAGAGTATTTGTTTGTCAATTTGTTTTGTTTAATATAATGATTAAACAGAAGTGCTCCACGAACATGAATTGGAGTTCCTTTCATGTAAATGTCGGACGAAGATGAATATTTCTGAACATCAGATGCTGAACGAGGAAATGAAATTTGCTCTGGGGGAAGAGACTTGAATTCTTTTCGTGCATTTTCAATGAAGTCAATCACTTCATCTTCAGTTCCACTCATCATTAGCTTGAGAGCATCCTTAATCATCTTACGACAAGGTGCTGGAGTAGAAGATTTAACTGCTTCAATACCCATCATCTTCAGTTTAGGTTCTTCATAACGAACTCCTTCGCTGTCCCACACATTAAGAATATAACGCTTCTTCGCAGTCCAGATACCACGGTCAGCGATGTTCTCTCGCTTCATTTGCATCTTTTGATCGTATGCATTTACGTAGGTCGCCAATTCTTGGTAAGAACCTTCAATATACTTTTCAAGTTCCATCGAAGCGACCTTATCAAGGAACGAGACAATGCTTTCAGTAGTTTTCTCTCTTCCCTTGAATACAGTTTCAACCACAGGACCCATATTAAGATAAATGGAGTCAGTATCAGAAGCAATGACATAATCAACACTCTCAGTTTTAAGAAGTTTATTAATATAGGAGTTCATCTTGGTTTCAATCCAACGAATTGAAACCTGACCGCTCAAAGTAATTGCTTCAGCATTTTCAAGTTTGTAATAACGAAAATACTGATTACCAATCGCACCATAAGCTGAGTTCAAAGAAATCTTCTTTGCCATCTGAATATTATTGCAACGGGCAATTTCTTTTACAAGTTCTTTGTTCTTGGTTTTTTCATACTCTTTTTTCGCTTCGATCATCTTCTTTTTAAAGATGACACGATCCTGATACATCTTCTCCATTAATTCAGGAAGAAATCCACGAATGTCCTTGCGGAACATTGCTCCATTAGCACATACCGCATAGTTTTTATACATCTCAAAACTAATCTGTTGATTCAAAATTTTGTCAACGGTGACAGTTGGATGTCTTTCATCAATCAGAGTTTCTGGAGAAATATTGTACTGCATAATCAGGTGAGGATATAGTGAGTTAAGGTCAAAGTTCACAACCCAATCATACTTTCCAGGAATCGGTTCCTTTACATAAGCACCAGCATACTTTTCGTTTTTTGAAGATTTGTTCTTTGGGGGAATTACTATGCTCCTTTTCTTAAGATAGTTATAGATAATGTTATCCCACATACGCACCTGATAGAACACATCAGCATAGTTTACTTTGGCGTCATATGCCATAGTAAGTGCAAGTTCAATCAACTTCATCTTGTCTTCCAGACGGTCAACAAGTTCTACGTCAACAATGTTGTACTCAATAAACTTTTGCCAGCCTTGAGTATAGAAATCTTTGAAGGTATCAAACTCGGAGTGATCTAGTTTTTTCTGACCTAGTTCCACCTCAGCAATATAATCAAGTCGATATGATTCCTGCGCTTTATATGTAAACTTTTTATAAAGATCCAGATAATCAAGTTGGGTTAACCCACCCACATCAAAAGATGTATGTTTGCGACCATTAATATAGATCTCACCTTCAGTAACAAGTCCCCAATTAGAAAACCGTTTCATTAGTTTCTCACCAAGAACACGATTCAATCGTTTACAGATGTATGGAATATCATACAACTGAATGTTCCATCCAGTCACAACGTCAGGGACATCTACCATCCAATAATTGATGAAATGATTGAGAAGTTCATACTCACTCGGACAGTGATGGTAAGTGACGTTACTTTGTTTATTATTAAATTGTTTTACACCCCATGTAATAATTTTTTTAGTTGTATAGTCTTGAATTGTGATTGCAAGAATTTCTTCGGAACAGGACTCCACATCTGGGAATCCTTCTTCCGAAGCAACCTCAATATCCAGAGTTACTAGTTTGATTTTACTAATATCAAACTTGATTTCATCCTCTGGGTATTTTTCTGAGATATACTGGTAGATATAACGGTCATTTCCGTAAATCTCAAA